GTAGAAACTACCGGCGCGATTTTCGATGGGAACGAGCCGACCGTCGGCAATGTAATAAGCCGAGAGTGCGACATTAAAATGCTGAAACCCTCTGGGAACATTGAAGGAATGTCCCGGATTGCGGTTTATGTAAGGCTTGTCAGCGATGACGGCGAATACTCTGAGTGGCTCCCGCAGGGCGTATTTTATGCGGATTCCATTGACCAGGACGCTGACGAGGACGATGTGCAGTGGCTTAAAATCCACGGCTACGACGCTATTCTGTTCGCTGAGCAGGATTACCCAGCAGACAGCAAGCTGGCGTGGCCAGCAAAGGATATAGACGTTGTGCGGGAGATTGCCCAGGCAATGGGCGTGACGGTAGACCCGAGGACGGCGGAGATTATGCGCAGCGCCTATCCTGTCCAGTACAATCCGGAATATACTTGCCGGGAATATCTTGGATATATCGCCGCCATGTACGCCGGGTGCTTTCTCGTGAGCGAATCGGGGGAATTGCTTCTGGTATGCTTCTGGAATATCCCAAAAGAAACCCGCTACCTGATCGATACCCACGGCTACGCCATTACGTTTGGAGGTGACAGAATCGTTGTCTGACGTAATCAATGTCCGAAAATCGCTTTCGTCGCTGGAAAAGCAAGACACTTTCAACGGATATTCAAAAGTCGTTGTTGTCGTGTCAGATGAAATGGAATACTCAGCCGGAACCGACAGCGGGCGAACACTTACTCTGGACTGCCCGTGGGGTACGCAGAAAATGGCTGAGGATATTCTATCGAGAATCCAAGGCTTTCAATACCAGCCGTATACCGCCGATGGCGCACATATCGACCCGGCGGCGGAGATCGGAGACGGATTTGCCGCCGGAAACTTATACAGCGGGATATACTCCAAAAACGTTTCCCACGGGGCACTGTACACGGCGAATGTATCCGCACCCGGCGGCGAAAAAATCAATTATAAGTACGAGTACAAAACACCTACGCAGCGCAAAATTGAACGCCACTATTCCGAAATGAAGTCCACGTTCAAGGTTCAGGCCGACCAGATTTCCGCCGAAGTCTCTGCCCGTATCGAACAGGGGGACGAATTTACCTCGCGGCTGGACATTCAGAGTGACCAGATCTCCGCGCGGGTGACCAAAACCGGCGGTGACAGTTCGTCCTTCGGTTGGGATCTGCTTAATGATTCCTGGACGGTCAAGGCCAATAATACCACGGTATTCCGGATCACCAAATCCGGCGCGGAAGTCCGGGGGAAGATCACCGCCTTAAGCGGCAAAATTGGCGGTTTTGACATTCAATCCGACTACCTAAGCTATAACAATCAGGTCTGGAACGGCACCAACAGCCGGGGTATTTACATTGGTGTCAACGGCATTCAGTGCGGCTCTGAGGCTAACGGCGTGCAGATTACGCCGACCGGGAATCTGTACGCTGAGAATGGCTATTTCCGGGGAAGCGTCAGCGCCGGAAGAATTGACTATGGCGGCGACGATGGCTATTTCAACGGCGGCGGCATTACTTCCGGCAGTATCTCAGGCGGCTACGGCGGGCAGATATATGGCGGTTCTATCGGCAATTACGCAGTATCCGGCGGTATCAACACCTCCCTTGGGTATGCGGATTTTGCAAATGGTGTGTTCAATGGATGGAATACAGCGCCTAGTTTATCAACCGAAGATAAAGGACTGGTAATTGGAGGCCATACGATAGCTATAGCTTCTACATCGTTCAGGGATGGAAACGGCGGAACAGTATCTATAAAATACCTAACATGGATTTGATATGACTGATTATAATAGGAGGTTTCGATGGAAAAACTGAAAACCGCAACAGGCAAAGAATTCGACTGCGATTATTTCAACCCCTTTCCCCTGGTGGGGCAGATAAACATCCGTATTCTCGGGGAATCCCTGGCGACGATTGCCACGGTATTTGCAAACCCCGCTGAGACGGTGCAAATGTGGTGGGAAGGGCAGTACGCCGCCCAATATACGAAGATAATCGCTATCGTACCGGAAACCGGCGCGGTGCGCGTCGTGCTGGGAAAGGAGTAGAAAATGAACCCTGTAATGAAACTCAGGGCAGTCCTGAATACCCTTGAGGGCGTTCAGGTCGCAGGCCGGGAAAACTGGGACAGGATGCTGGGCAGTATGCAGGCCGTTGAGGAAGTGGTGCAGGAGCTGTCTGCGCCTCCTGCGCCCGAAAAAGAGACTGACGTTGAGGAGGGATGACTTATCGCAGATAAAGCAATATCCGAGCTGATTGCCGCTGAACAGGTAAAAGCAACCGACCTTCTTGTAATGGAGCAGGACGGCGCGGCAAAGAAGCTGACGGGACAAATTCTGCTGAACTGGCTGACCGCCGCCGCTGACGGCCATGGCGGTATCAGCAGCATCGTGAAGCAGTCCACCAGCGGCCTTACGGATACATACCGTATCACCATGGCGGACACCACTACCTTTGACTTTACCGTAAAAAACGGGCGGGGCATTTCAACCATTGCCAAAGTCTCCGTCAGCGGGCTGGTAGACACGTACCGTATTACCTATAACGATAATACCACCAGCACATTTACCATCACGAACGGCGCAAAGGGCGATAAGGGCGACAACGCATACGTCTGGATTCGGTACGCGTCTCAGAAGCCAACGGCGGCTTCTCACAGCTTCGGTGTTCTCCCTGACAATTGGATGGGCGTATACAGCGGCAATTCCGCAACTGCCCCAACGGACTGGACGAAGTATCAGTGGTTTGAGATCAAGGGCGAAAAGGGTGACATCGGGAACCCGGCTCTGTTGACCAGCCAGTCCGTAACATATCAAGCTAGCACATCCGGGAATGTTATACCGTCCGGAAACTGGCAAGGCAGCATTCCCACGGTAGCACAGGGCGCTTACCTGTGGACGCGAGTTGCAATGACGTTCAATTCCGGAACCCCGATTTATGCCTACTCCGTCTCCCGCATGGGCTTGGATGGCACCGGTGCTGTATCCAAAGTGTGCGGCAAAGAACCTAACTCCAATGGCAACGTTGAGCTAGAAGCTGAAAATGTTGGGGCATTGCCTAGTGCTGGCGGTTTAATGACCGGAAATATTGTCATGAACTCCCATCAAATTAAAGCATTAGGTGCGCCCACGGACAGCGCTGATGCCACAACCAAGGGGTACGTAGATACGGCGTTAAGTAATGCTAAAACTGTTGCAAAGACTGCAACGTTAACTGCTGCCGGTTGGTCTGCCAGCGCCCCGTATACCCAGTCTGTTACGGTCTCCGGTCTGACGGATACAAAACGTGCGATGGCTTATCCAGTGTACGGGAGCAACACGGACATCAACCTTGCGCTGAAAGAGGCGTGCGGCATGGTCAGTTTCGCTTCCCGGTCGGGCAGTGTGCTGACGTTTACCTGCCTTGAGGACAAGCCCACGGTGAATATTCCGATTACGGTGGAGGTGTACGTATGAGTATTGCGGTGCCTTTATATGGATTTGGTGCCAGCGGGGGCGGTTCCGGCGGCACCCTGACTGTCACAGCGCCGGCGAACGTCACTGTTACTGTTTCCAAGGACGGAAAGACGAAGACCAAGAACTCCGGCACCAGCGGCGTGGTGGTCTTCAAGGGGCTTGCAAGTGGGACGTGGACACTTACGATTACAGATGGGTCACAAACCTCATCTAAGCCTGTTGTCGTTACCGCCGATTATTCAACCGTGATTGCATTTTTCGCAGCCACTATTAACATCACCTATCCCGCCGGTTCGACCTGCACTTGCTCTGACGGCACAACGACTCTATCCGCCCCTGACACCAGTGGTACATGGGCTTGCATCGTACCGAACGCCGGGACTTGGACGGCGACCTCCACAAGCGAAACGGAGACCGACAGCAAGGCCGTAACTATCACCACGGATGGCCAGAGCACCTCTGTGGAGTTGAGCTATGCGCTGTTCCTGTTCAAACCAAATGCCCCGAGCGACATTATAGCCGGTGAGTGGGAAATGCCTGTGAACAGCACTGTAACCGCAGAAGCAGAACTGACGGTCAAGTCGGTAAATAACTACAACGGAGACAGATCCATTTCTGCACGTACAAAAGGCCAAATTGACCTGACAGAGTATAGCACGCTTCAAGCGACGTGCAAAGCGTCGGGCGGCTCCGATACAAAATTGGAGGTGTACAGTGGTTCGTCCGTAGTTGCTTCGACAGCAATCGGTGCCGATCTAACCACGGTAACGGTTGACATATCTGCCCTGTCCGGGCTTCACAGTATCGGTTTTGACGGTAGACATACCGCGTATTTGACGATTACGTACACCGCGACGGAAATCAAATTGATGAAATAGGAGGGCGGCGCATGAAAACGATTTACATAGATTCCAGTTTTAAGTGTCACACCTCCACCGCCGAGGGGCTGACCACAATCGAGACAGACGCATTCGATGGTAAGTGCGACGCTTACATCGAGGGCTACCGCTTCATCCCGGCAGGGCAGACATGGACACGTGCTGATGGCGTGGTGTTTACCGGTGAGATGATTGCCCCGTGGAAGCCCTGGGACGAGCTTGATGCCGCTCAGCGGGAGTATGAGCGGGAGCAGTATCAGGCTCTCGCTGCTCAGAACGCCGAGTACGAAGCCGCATTATCCGAAATTGAAACCGCGCTGGGGGTGAATAACGCATGATGACCATCGAAGAGCGTAAAAACGCTATCCTTGCAAAAATCAGAGAGATAAAAGCCGGCGGTGGTGAGGAACAGCTGAAAGAGCTGGATGAAGCTTATAAGAAAGGGGTTGACAGTCTGTGACCCAGGAGGAAAGAAAAAGCATCATGTATGCTCAGGGGCGGGCGAACGCGCTTGCCTTGCAGGAGAAAGCCCCGGAGATGACAGGCACCGAACTGAACGCGG